CGCTTCATAATCCCCTTGATCATAAAGATGAGGGTTATCGGTCAACATCGCAGGAATGAACCTACGCTTAAATAATGGATCACCGGCCTTGGAGTGTCCGCGAGGATATCGCAAAACTTCGCCGGTGTCAATATCTGTAGCGTGAAAAGATTTACCTGCAGGTGCAGGATCAATAAACATCTTCTTCACCCACGCATGACCCGGTCCACCGGGGTTCGTTGTCGCTCGCATATACGTAGGCAAATCTGGTGCCGTACTACGCAAACGAGAACGCATGTAGTTCCATGCGAATGGCGTATGCCACTGTGTTAATTCGTCAAAGCCTATCCAACTAAATGCCTGACCTTGGTATCTTAATACGTCATCGTCCCTATCAAGATACGAAAACCAGAGTCTCGCTCCACTGGGTGCAGTCCACTGCATTTTTCTTTCTGACCATTTTATTCCCGGCCAGATGCGTGGATACATCTCCTGAGACTTCCATACAAGCTCTCTAAGCTCCTCATTAGTGTGTCGTAATAGCAACCCACTAAAGGATGGGTGACCCATGAATCTGAGCGGATCTGCAAGCATAGCATAAGACTTACCACCGCCTGCGGCACCTCCATATAGAACCTCCCGTTCTCCAGATGCTAAGAACTCTGTTTGTGGCCCTGCATTCGGCTTGAATATAACATTATGTTCTTCAGGCCGTATAGGCTCAAATTCAGAATCTTCGTGTACATCTTCACGAATTTCAATCTTCGGCTCTGGTGGCTTCTTCTGAGATGCGCGACTTACGCGCCCCGATCCTTGACCTTTCGTACTCTTCCGCCTTGGAGATCGCCTTTTCGTACCTTCTGGCCCACTCGCGGAGAGTTGCGCTTCGTCTTTTGTTGGATTGCTCACTTTCGATTCGCTTCTTTAGTCCCATATGAGAAATGCTTCTGCCTGTCTGTTTTGTCAGCCAGTTTGCAACTTCTCTGTAGCTATATTGTTTTAAGTATTCTTTAGCTTTTTCTAATGCCCTAAGTTCACGCGGAATAGGCAACAGCATATCATCATCATCAGGATCTTCTTCATACCCAAATGGAATTGTACGTGCCACTCTAGGTATGGGCAAAAAATCGTCATCTTCAATTACTTGTTCTGGCTGAGCTAATATCCACTTGCCGATAGATCTATTTGTCATTTTTCTTTTTTAGTGTAGCTCTATTTGTTTTAGCATTATATTTGTATTCAGATGTCTTCTTATTCGCGTATTTAGCGGAGCGTTCTTTCGCTCTTTGCGCGGGTGTCTTCTTTCCTTGCGCTATGCCTTTCTTAGTTGGCTTCTTCGTTCCCTTTTTTAAACTGCCTGTTTCTTGTAGTTTTTTTGTTGCAATCGCATACGCCGCACTTTTTGACAGTCCTTTATCTCTTAATTGTTTAACTAAACGATCTAAGATAGCAGGCATTAATCGTCTTCTTCTGATCGTTTAGGAGGCAACAGCATAACGCCGCCAGTTGCTTCAACTTGAATCTTTTCAGACTTAATGATTCCTACGCGGTCCATCACTTCCTTGGCCGCTACCATTTTTTCTTTGATTCCAAGCTCTGTAGGATCAATCAGTGCACCTGTCATTGCCATCGCCGCACGAGGTGCGTTCTGAGCAAGATACATGTTCGTCCGCTCCAAGATTTCATCTTTGAGAGATGCTACAATCTGAGCAGTGTGCTGTGTAGGAGAATAGCCTGCTAGCTTCTTAGCTTCAACAACGTTGCCCCGCGCCTCCTCAAAAAGGACATCAAGGAACTTTTGTTGTTTTTCTGTGAGTTGTCTAGCCATTATGCTTTCCTGTGTGTTCTCGTTTTGTTTGCTATCTTCTTAGGCTGTTTTACAAATTGTTTGCCTGCCTTTGTTCCCTTGCGCTTGGCTCTCGTAGTAGCGGCATACTCTTTGTCCGACAGAGCCGCTATCGCACTGGACGGCAGATAACGCTCTCCTGTTGCTTTCGGACCTTGCGTTGACGGCTTCCCACTCTTGGTCCGCCACTTTTGTTTGGTCCACTTTTTGAGAGACTTCTGACTTTTTGCTAACGCCATTAGGAC